CGGGGGGAACCCAACTGCCACGCCACGCCAAGAGCGGTGGACTCGGCTTTCATAATCAACTGCCGCCCGCGCACTCGGATATAAACGATGTTGGTGAACTGCTCAATTGGCACCGTGGCCGTGCGCGTGACCGCTGCACTGCTTGACCCGCCCAAAGACTGAGGGTTGTTAAACCCGGAGCCCGCCCCCTTCATGGGGATGAGCGACATGGTTAATTGCGGATTGTTGGCCGTCGAGCCTACAAACGTCACGTCCGGCAGCATGCGCCAGATGAAACCAAAGTTCTGGCCGTCTTCAATGTCGAACTCGGCAGATTCGATGTAGGCGTTGATTGCAGTGGGCGTCCCGGTGGCGTTGTCATCGACGCCATTCTCGTGCTCCACGATGTTGCCCAGGTACGTCGCAGCGATGGGATAGTCTTGCAAGCCCGAGTCAAGCCATGCCGTCCGGGCCATCGTGCCGTAGTACCAAATCTTCTCAAGGTAGTTGTAAACAACATACCTGTCGATGGTCATTGAGTTGGCCGAGCAGTAGAACCACCAGACCTCATTGAAGCCTTCGTTCGTCCCGGCAAAGACCTGAGCCGCTTGAGACTGATTGAAGTCTCCGAACACATGGCGTCGCAGGTCGCTTGGCAAGGTCTGAATACGACCGTCGTAAGCGTAGAACTTGTCCACCCCCATCCAATAGATCACGCCGGAGCCAATGGCCAGGGCATTCGGACTGAGGATGGATATGTTGCTGCCAAGCGTCTGAGCGCCCCAAACCTCTGGTGCGCCGAGATACTGCAAGGAGTAAACAGCAGAGTCCGTGAAGACCACGATTTCCTGACGGGCCTGGATGGCTGTAATGATCTCGCTGCCGTCAGAAAGACGGAGACTGCCTGCCTGATTGGTTGCTGCCGGGGTCCAGTCTGTCGCGCTCTCTTGGTCTGACCACCGAATCAGCATGGGGTCGAGTACAGACGATCCAATCTCGTTGCATCCGAGGGCAAACACAAAGCGGTTGATGTCAGACACAAAGACCAAATTCTGCTTGGTCGGCACGCCATTGGCCCCGGACACGGTAGAGAGATCGACCCCACGGGTGTTTACACCGGTCGTGGCGTCCCAGTAATACATGCCGCCACCGCGAGGTCCGAATACCAAGTCCTCGCCCCAGTTCTTCTGGCTCCACAACTGGATTGCTGTGTTGGAGGTTCCACCAAAACCCCAAGTGCCCGCGCTCCAAGTGCCTGCACCCCATCCGGTCAGAGGGATGGCTGCGGCTGAACCTGTGTTTAACTGATACGCGGCAACTACTGCCGCTCCGCCTCCGGGGGAACCGGCGATGGCGGTTGCGTTGGGAGTGACCGAGATGGTAATGGTGTAGGTATCAACCGTAAGTACGGTGACCTGAAACTCTTGGTTCAGGACGGCAGCAGTCACGTTGGTGCCAACCCCGCCAATATCCGTAGCACCGCTGAAGGTCACAAAATCGCCTGTGACGCAGCCATGTGCCGTGTCTGTGACCGTGACCGTGGTCGAGGCGGTCAGCGCAAACGGGTTGTTGTTGATCGTGACCGTTGTGCGGATTGGCGTGATGTCAAAGTACGCGCCACCACGGGCGATGTAAAACTTGAGATTGGTGCCAAGCGCAATCAGGTTCAGATTGCCAAGCGTGACCCAGTTCCACAGGGAGCGGCAGACACCAAGGAAGGTATTGGCCGAGATGCGAGTCCAACCCCCAATCTTCTCGGGAGTGCCCTGGCGGAAGCGCACCTTGTCGCACTCGTACCAACCGTTCTCGTTGGTATAGCGGGTGTTCTCTTTGTTTACACCGGGCTTGAGAGTGAGTTTCTTGAGCGGCATATCGGTATTCTCCCGTCAAGACAGGAAAAGGGCAATCTCGGCTTCCCGGCGCTTGACCAGACCCGGCAGGACTTTGCCGCCGCCCATCGTCCACTGGCGGAAGGCGTCTGCCGCCCCGTTCCAGTCATCCCGGTTGGCCCGCATTCTGATCTGGCTGCGCTGAAGGTTGCCTAGCCCTGCATTGAAGGCAAAACTGACCAGAGCGTCAAAAGAGCCTTGACGGCCAGATACGCCGGGAACAAGTCGAAGAACACCACGTTCAAAAGTCCCGACATCATCACGGAATAGTTCGTCGATCTCCGTCTTAGTCCAGACACGGCTGTCCTCCGGCTTCAGGGGGAACTCGTTGCGAAGCATCCCGGTGTAGCCTTCCTTGCGGATGACCGGGAGCCTGATCTGCTCTTGGTACAGGACATGGCCATAGCCAATCGTCCAGATGTGAGCAGGGCAAAGGTAGGGTTTACTCCTAAACCCCTCATACTTGTGCATGAGAGCCTCGCCCACCTTGCTCAGTTTCACTTCTTGGCCCACCCACGCGACCCGAACCAGTAGCCCACGATACCCCCAAGGATGGCCATCTCATCGGTGGAGAAGATCAGGTCTGAATACTGGATGATGTCGTCCATGCTCTGGATGAGTTGCGGGTGGTTCCACAGGTACCACGCCATGAAGGCGTTGATGGCAACCAACTCAAACACGAAGATGTAGGTCACCGTAGGCCGCACAGTGCCGACGTAGTTCGCCACCCACCGGCTTGCCTTCTCAAGCACTTGCTCATCGTGCTTCAGCGCCGCTTCGGTCATGCGGGCGTCTGTCTCTAGCATGACTTGTTCTGTGCGGATTTCCTCCATCCGCGCCTGCGCCGCAAACCCTGCCGCTGCCAACTGAAGTTCGCGCTCGGTCTGCACCTGCATCATTCGCAGTTCGTGCGCCTGATCGGCCTTGTTTTGGAAGAAGTCCAAGAGTTTTGGAAGGCCGCTGATCAGCAAGCCGCCAAGGGTAGAGAGTAGAGAAAGCATCAGTGCCTCACCTTGTCTGCCAAATAGTAAAGAACCGCCAAGACAGCGGTTCCGAGAAATGCAATCGCCCCACCGTATTTGACGTTGAGCATGAAATCCTGCTGCCGCAGGCGATGCTCACGCTCCTTCTTCTCGCGCTCCTTCTTCAGCCGGATGCGCTCCATGATCATCTCGTTGTACACGTTCTCACCGTAGTGAGCGATGATCAAAATCTTCAGTTCGTACTCCTGCTTGATCAACGCCTGCTTGTGCATCGTGATCTGCAAGGCTTCCTGCTCGATGCTGTCGTCGTGCAGCAGCCGCTTGAAGACCGAGGGCTTCTTGTTGGCCTTGTCGTTGGCTAGGCGGTTGAAGTCCCCGAAGGCGCCGTACCACTTGCCGATCTGACCAGCAACGTCCTGTATCTCGCGGCCCGTGGCGACAAGTTTCTTAACGGCTCCGAACGCAGCATTCGCCGCTGAGACTGCCGCGAGAATGCCAGTGATCGGCTCCATACACTACTTGTTCCCTTTCAAGAACTTCTCGCGCTCTTCAAGGAGTTTGACCTTGACCTGAAGGTCATTGATGTCCTTGTAGATTTGCTCTTTCATAATAGCCCGACGCTCTGCGCTGATGGGGCTGTCAGTCGGCACGCCTTCCTTAGTGATGAGCGCGGGCATCTGCCCTTCGATCTTGGTCAGACGCTCAGAGAACGATGCAACCTGCCCCAGTAGCCATGCGAGTGCAGCCACCACGATGGGAATGACTGCTTTGAGTACGTCTGACCAAGCCATGTCATAGCCCCAAGAGTTTCTTCACGACATCTGCCATCGCGCCAGGGCCAAGCAGGACCGCGCCCAGAGTGATGTACAGCCAGACCTCGATGTTTCGCATCCGCTTGCTGCCATCTTCAAGGCGCTTCTCAATCGCCTCGTACCTCTGGGCGCAGACGGCCTCATGCACCGCTACGCGCACTTCGACCGACTCTTCCATCACTGCACCGGCTCATCTTTAACTTCAGGCACCGGCACCTGCGGCGTGGCCTGCGACTGGATTTCCGCAATCAACGGGAACACTTCGGCGTAAGGCCGGGTGCCCAGGTATTGCAGGATGCCGTTTATCAAGCCGAGGGTCAGCGTGATGGGGGTATCAGCGGTGGGTTGCGTCATGTTCAGTTGCTCCAGGGCAAAGCAGGCGTCACCACGGGCGGGTTGATCTGGTTGTTGATCTGCGTTTGCACGGCAGCCTCAGTGGCCGCTTGATCAACACCGTTGGCCCACACCCATCCGATAACCTGCTGCTGAGTCAGATCAGCGTAGGGCGTGAAGGGATCGCCAGGGCCTGGAACAGCACAGGTGCTGTAAACAGAGCCGCTGTAGGTGCCGTCCGTGCCGGAGCAGGTCCAGTGGACGTTAAACACCACATCCGTGTTGCCGCCTTCCTGCGGGTAGCAGTCCATTGCGGTCACGGTCCAGTTGAAAGTCGTAGCCATTTGATGCTCCTAAAGAATTACCACCGTGTCTGTGTCTTCGTAGAACTGCATCACACCACGGCATGCGATGTTGTAGTCCTGCCCGTTTGCGTCCAGTTCAGTCCATGATCTTGTTTCAATCCGCACATGCTTGGCAAGGATTTCTCTGTTGCCCTCAAACACGCGCCAGACATGAAGCATAGAGCCACGACCCGGTTGTCCTCGTGACTTATTGAACCGGATCGTGTACTTGTTCACTCAGGACGTGCGGGCCACTGGATGTTGTCGGGGAAGCCTGCCTGAAGACGAATCTCACGCAATGCACGGCGATATTCAATCCACAGCGCACGGTCACCCGCCGTCATAGGCACATCCGGCAGGACAGACCAGTCGGACTCGGCCAACATCTTCTTGGCACGATCCCATGCAAGTTCTGCCACAGATGAAGTGGCAGGGCCAGGAGGGGCATCGCCCACCTGAACCCAACCCATGTCGTTGTAGGACTCGCCCAACCACGACAGATCACCGATCTGATCGATGAAGCCGTGAAGGCCGAAGATCGGCCCCCAGTTTTCAGGCAGCGGCTGCGGCTCGCTTAGTGCGCTTCCGTCCGACAGTTTTTTGAGTTGCCAGAGTTTGCTCATTTTCATTACTCCTTGCCATCAAGGCGGGTTGAAGTCCGGGCTGCTGCTCGGGCGCAGGAAGATTTTGCCCCTTGGATTGATGCGGAGCCATATCGTTTACATGAGGTGAGTGCCCTACACCGGGCGTGTGTTGAACCCCACGATAATGCGCCAACTCTTCTTCTGTATATTTCCAATCACGCCAACTGGCAAAATCGCGGCGCGGCTGAATATGAATGTGACATCCAACATTTGCGGCCAACTGGTTAATTAGTTCAACAACCTCTACCGGCTGCATAGCACACCAGAGAACGCTACCATCTAATCCACGCATCATAATTTCTGTCGTGCCACCAAAACAAGTGCCAACAGTTATAGAGCGAGCGCGATTTAATTCACCAGACACATTTTTGATATGCTGCTGTTGTTGTATGTCTGACAAACTTTGTTTGAATTGTTTTTTCATTACTGTGGATTCCAAGAAACAACAACTTGCCCACCAGATGAAACCGTAACCGGATACGAAGAGCCCCCCACAACAGTTACACAATTAAAACTTGTGTTGTTGGCATTAGCGCCCGGGTTTCCTGCGTTACCTGGGTTTCCGGCATTTCCTCTTGCTCCACCGCTACCCCCTTTTCCTTGCCTTGGGGTTCGGTTGAAGCATGGCGCACGACCTCCGCCGCCCCCGGCGCCGCCTCCTGCACGGACGGAAGTGTTAAAAGACGAAGCAGAACCGGGCGTACCGGTAGCAAAAGCGCCGCCCCCCGCTCCTCCGCTCCCCCCCGCCGGGTTACCACCTGCACCCCCAGGGCCAGCGCCCCCAGGAGAGGCACAAGAACCAGCGGCACCGTCATTGCAAACACCTGCCCCGCCCCCGCCGCCTCCACCGCAACAATTCACACCACCGCGCCCACCACCGGCACCAGAACCCGGGCCCGCAGAAGCACCACAATTTCTAATACAAACTCCACACGAAAATCCGCCTTTAAAACAAACAGCGGCTCCTCCGGTTATGCCTAGGGCACCCCCGGTGCCTCCGCTACCACCCGAGCCACCATTCCCGGCAGCGCCGCCAGGAAATGTTTTGCATATAGCGGTAGATGCCGGGCCGGAATTACCGGCATTACCACCACTGCCAGAATTCCCACTCAACCCAGGGCCGCAAAATGCATTACCTGATCCCCCGGCTCCACGGCATCCACCAGAGCGCACGCTGACAGGAGAATAACAATTTGTGCAGGGTGGGGCTTGGCATACATACGAAGGCCCACCCCTGCCCCCACTAGCGCCCTGCCCAGGATTTCCTGCGCTACCTGAATTACCAGAATTCCCTGACCCACCTTTACCAGTTAAATTAACTTTTGTAATACCCACTGGTGCCGTCCAAGTACCAGAGGAATTAAATGTCTGAGAGCCGCCGGGGACAATTGACTTACCCCCAAACAATGTCACTTTTGGTGTTCCTGCGGGCATTTATTCCTCACTCGTAGTAGAACCAGCCAGTAACAATGTACTTGCTGCGTTCACCAAAAACAGTATTGCCGCGATGGGCGTGTGTAAATGCAGCAGGCCAAAGCACCATCGTGTTTTCAGTTGGCTGCAACCTGCGCTGTTGATACAGAAACTCAGTTTCTCCGGCTTCTTCTTGGGTCAGCGTGTTGAGGTACAGCATGTAAACCAACACACGGTCGGCGTGCTCACCATTACCCTGCTCACCATGCCAAACATGGTACCCCCCGCCCGGATCGGTGCGCTGCATCTTCATGGCAGTACCTGTGATCCTGCCTTCTTTTAGCACGGAGAATTGCTCGGTGTAGGCGTCGTAGCACTGCTGAAGCCCATCAAAGAAAATGCGTGTCGCAGAAGCACCGTTAAATTCCTGAACAGACTGAACACCAAAGTTCAACCCCAACTGCATGTCGTTCTTGCGGTGCTTGGGGGCGCCTTCGCCGCGCTGCCGGTTATAACCAGCACCAGACTCCACCAGACGCTCAAACTCTTTAATCAGGTGTTGGCAGTACCCCTCCGGGTATACGTCCCGGTAGATGGCGATGAAGTCTTTGTACTCGGCGTTCATCGGAATGCAGGCCCAGAAATCCAAGCCACGAGAGATTGACGGTTAC